TATATGGAAAAGGGTTGATTGGGGATTCGATTTTTTTAGAATCTTTTGGGAAGCCGCCGCACAGACTGCTGCTCATGATTGCCGGGAAGGCTTGCGGGAGCAGCGGTTTGTACTGGCGGGGATAGAAGGTAAGAAAGAGAAGGCAAGAAAGAACCGTTGGTGAATTGTTTGAAAAAATTGAAAATTATTGTTGACAAAACCATACGGACATGATAATATATACAAGGTTCGCGAGAGCGCACCAAAACAGAATAAGCTGCTGTGGCTCAGTCGGTAGAGCGTCGCATTGGTAGTGCGGAGGTCACGGGTCCGATTCCCGTCAGCAGCTTCCAAATCCCTTGATTTTTCAAGGGATTTTTCTTTTACCCACAAATATCTATGTCACATGTTGCATGTTTGCCTACTATTTGCCTACTACGGTTTTTGTTGGAAGTAAACTATTTTCCATAATTTGTGCAGCCTCTTTCCCCTTTCCCTTGAAAAAATAAGAATATATATTTAACGTGGTAGAAGGATTTGAATGTCCGAGTACACCGGCAACCGTTCTGACGTCCATGTTATTTGAGATAAGGATAGCGGCAGCAGAGTGCCTCAGTCCATGAGGAGGAATGTTATCCGGTATCTTATCTTTCTCATTCTCCACAGCGTATTGATTATAGATACGGATGATGCGTTTAAAGGTAGTGTATGGGCTGCATATATGCATTTGGTTTCCGTTCGCTTGAGTGAAAATAAAGTTCTTATCGTAGTCACTCCCTTTATAACCCAACCATGTTTCTCCCTTTTTGAAACATTGCTGTATTTGCTCTGCTTTCCATGACTTGGCTATTTCTATCACATATGGAGGAAGGGTATTTTCCCGTATGTTGTGAGTTTTTGTATCTTTCAAACCCATTGTACCATCAACATAATCGGTAGATTTATCTATATTGATTTCACACGTTTCCATGTTAAGGTCATTCCAGGTCAAAGATACATTCTCACCTCGCCGGTCACCAGCAAAAAGAGCTATGTAAAAATATAGTTTCCACTTATTAGGAACTTGAAATGTCTGAACATATTCTTTCACGCCATACTGCTTACCACGAACCGTAGTCTTATGCTCTTTGTGAACAATCTCAATTGGACGTTCCAGAGCGTCAATGAGGCGTATTAACTGCTCCATGGTGAAATACTTAGGCAAGGTCTCTTTCTTGGCTTCTTTGCGCCCTGTAACCTTTCCCGCATATATCAGCATGTTCATGTCAAGCAGCCCCTCTGAAACAGCGTAGCTTAACATGGCACTTATTATTACACAATCTTTTTTGATGGAAGAGTCAGATAATGGTTTTTTTGTTTTGGGATTGCGGTATTCAGCCTTAAGCATTTTCTTATAATTCTTAACATCATTGTTTCTAAGGTTCCCAATTTTGATATGTCCCATTGCGGGGATGATTCGATTATCAAGCCTGTCTTTGTAGTCTTTATAAGTAGTCCTGGCAAGAGTGGGAGGCTTCATATCTTCCAGGTACAGTTTGGACAGTTCATACAATGTCATTCGAGCGCCTTTTATATTTTTACCTGATTTAACATCTCTCTCAAAATCCACAACAAATTCGTTGAGAGCTTTATCAATTGCTTTTTGCGACATTCCAGGTTCAGGTTTCCAGGTTTCTGTTTCTGTAATTTTCTTTCCACTACTATCATATCCATTACTTACAGTAATTTCATAGCTGCTTCCTCGTTTTCGTATGCTTGCCATATTAGTCATCCTTTCTAAAAAAGAGTATAAAAAATACGCCATTGCGGATTTTGGCGCAGGATGATATAATATAGGTGCGAATCTGATATTATTCATCCGGGCAATCCGGCAATAGTATCTATGTGATAAGCTCTGGGAGTTGGTAGCTCCTGGGGCTTTTATTTTATATATTTAAACCAGTCTCAAATCAAGTAATTCAGATGGGAAGCCTGTACAATTACAAAATTGTTCTTCGGTATATCCAGAGAATTCTTCCAGCATATCATCGTCAATCAATAAATAAGCAGCAAAAATATTGGCCTGTTTTTCGATTCGTGACGTTAGAAGAAGTGTTTTGCTTTTCATAAAAGTACAATTTTCTTTTGGGTGCATGATTGCATGTCCTAATTCATGCGCCAGAACCACACGGAGAAATACGTCATCATCAATGTCTGAATTGAGAAATATGTATTTTCTACGTTTAAGTCTTTTGTAGAATCCAGCAACTACATCTTCTAACGGCATCCTAATAATGGTTACACCGAGATAGTCAGCAATTTCCTCCGGGTCATCAGTTCCGTATTTTCTTTTCAGAAATGATACCAGTTTCGGTATTCTTATATTATTCAAAATTCATTCACCACCCAAAGGGCCTAATCTTTTTCTGGTCTAGGCTTATACTTGTATGGCCGATACGTTTCCTTATTCTTTATTTTGGCATCCTCCAATGCTACTTCAATTGCATTTCTCAGCAAATCAATTTTGTTTTTCGGAATAGGCTGGTCATTGTAATATAGAGGGCCATCCGTATCATTTGCTATCTCTTCCATTATACGATCCAGGTCTTTTGCAATGTCACGTTTATCACGTTCATTAAGTTTTGGATTTTCTGGCAGTGTTTCCTCAATTCCGGTCATGAGGTAAGAAAGTGAGACACCCAGATAATCAGCGATTTTTTGTAATTTTGGTGGTTTAGGTATACTTCGCCCATTTTTCCAATCGGTAAATGTGGACCTGGTAATGCCAGTCCCTTTAGCGATATCGGCATCTTTATAACCCTTAGAATCTCTCAATTCGCAATATCTTTCATACATCCTATATCCTTTCTGAAAAAATTCTGAAATCATTACAAAAAGGCATTGACAAATTTTGAAATCCGTACTACAATGTAAATGTGTTCGGAAATCAAAACAGAATTTTTTCTATATAATTTGCCCGCAAACATATTATAACTGATTTCCGAACTAATTGCAATAGAAATTCGAAAAATAGAACAAAAAATTGGAGGTGAAAATGTGTATAAGAAGTATGTTGCTCTTAGAGACTCTAAAGGTGTTACAGACTATAAGGTATCAAAAGAAACTGGTATCACAAAGTCTACATTTACTGATTGGAAAAATGGGCGAAGTATACCTAAGATGAAAAAGTTAGTGGCTTTAGCTAAGTACTTTGGCGTCTCTGTAGAATACTTTGAAGAAGATGAATACGGAGGTGGAGATAATAATGTGTGATTTACCAAAACTCCGCGGAATCAATGAAAGCTATGCATGGCTTCAAGAGCAGGACCCGGAGACACAGCTTACACTTAAAGGTTACACCATATTAGTAAAGACAGGTGTGATACCAAGTGTAAGGCGTGGGAAAAAGTATCTCATTGATATTAACACTCTTCCAGATTCCATAAAGCGTTGGGTTGATTCGGCTATGGAGGAAGTAGAAAAAAAAGATGTGAAGCCGAGAACGCCTATGGCTTCCACTGAACGTAGACGTGGTGGTGGAAAATATGGGCAGATTAAGTCAATAGGATAGGAGGTGGATACCAATGAGCCTAGCAGACATCAGATACATGCCCCTAACCACTGACCCGTCCCGCCAGCGCCGTGACCTTGTACCGGAGCTTACCCAGGCCAGAATATGGCTGGAGGGTGGGTTACATGAGGCACGTAGGGGCCGAAAGGATGCGGAGCGGATGATAGTGGCCCTAACGGTCATGCTTGCAATGACGGTCACACTCCTGGTCCTTACCTGGGCCGGGTACATATCAATATAGGGAAGGTGGTGAAGAAGGTGCGGTTAATTAAAATCATTATAGAAGATATTAAAAAAAATCCCGTATCCAATTTGATAGTGCCGGTAGCCACAACTGTTGTAGTATATGTAGCACTACAGTTGTTACCGATGATACTACAATAGGGGTCATATATCTATGTATACGTTGTTTACGTAGATATATTCGATATCTTTTATAGGTATCAGTGAGCGAAAAAGTATCATCAGGTATGTCCTCCCCCTCTGGTCCACGTTCTGGATAATAATTAGGGGAAATAAAATCATACCTAAATAATTGCTTATATGGTGGTGCATTGATATTTCCTTCCTGCTTTTTATGGAAGCGTAAAGCGAACAATATTAGCTTTTCTTTGTTGGTGAGAAGGATATCTTCAAAATTGTAACTCATAAGAAACACTCCTTTTTTCTGAAAGAACAATGACTGTATATACAGTATAGGACATAAGACAGAAAAGGGCAAGAAACAAGGTGTGTGGAACCATGATGAAATGCAGGTGCAGAATGGAGGTGGGAAAATTGAGCAGACGCAAGAATGGGACAAACCGTGCGGCGGCAGCCCTGGGGCTTAACCCCTTCGGCTGGGGAAACGGAAAGGCAAGAAAAAGGCCGAGGGAGATGCGAACTCCGGTCGGCCAGATGAAAAATAACTCTACGGATAATATAACACATATGGAAGGGGATTGTAAAGATGGCAAAAGTATCTGATATCCGAATGAATAACGTGCCTGCCGACCTGTTCATTGAAGGGCAGATGGCAGTTGAAAGAATCAAGGCAGTACAGGATTACATTGATTCTGTGAAATATACAGATGATGATGCCATATTCAGCATCCTGGGGATAAAAAAGAAAGCGCAGCAGGAGGCCGGGGATAATGCACCCTTACCATTGTGATTCCTGTGGTTGTTATCTTGACCCGGGAGAGGGACATATATGTGATGAGTGTCAGCAACAGGAGACAGAGCGCAGGGAGCGTAGGCGGTCCGCGCAAGATACCATCCACTTAATGGATGGGTGGCAATATGAACTAAATTTAGATGGAGGATATTTGTATGGAGAACAGTAAGAATAGAATCGAGAAATTATTATTATCAACTGGCAGGCAGGGCATTGCTGACCTTCTAGTGGAAATGGATGAGATGGGATTTTATACAGCGCCATGCAGCACACAGTATCATCTGGCCTGCACCGGAGGACTGGCCGAGCACAGTTTAAATGTGTATGAGCTGATGGACAAACTTTCCAGCCTCCTGTATCCAGAAGTGGATAAGAGTAGCGTCATTATATGTGCGTTACTTCATGACCTGGGAAAGGCTGGTCAGTTTAGGAAACCAAACTATGTGGTTAATATGCTTAAGGGACGTGGCAAGAATGCAGAGCCATATCAGTCCCCCACAAAGCCGTATATTGGAAATCCAGAGCTTATGTACATTGACCATGAAGTCCGCTCCATACAGATTGCAGGTCGTTATATTAACCTGACGGAGGATGAGAACTGGGCAATACTGATGCACAATGGTATGTACGGCAATTTCAAATACCAGATACAGGGTAAAGAAACGCCTTTGTACCTGTTGTTACATATGGCTGATATGTGGGCCAGCCGGGTGATGGAAAAGGAGTGTGAAACGGATGGAGAAGGAGAAGCTTGAATTTCGGCTGCTGAAAAAGGATGAGATTGATTGTAGGATTGCGACGGTATCCCAAAATGGATTGTCCTTGCTGCTGTATAAGGATGCCAGAGTAGACCAAAACATACTTGATGAGACAGTAGGCCCCATGGGTTGGCAGCGGAGACATTGCAGAGATAATGCAAACTGCATTGTATCCATATGGGATGAGGAGAAGGGGCTGTGGATTGAGAAAGAGGATACTGGCACAGAAAGCAACACCGAGAAGGAGAAGGGCCTTGCCTCTGACAGTTTTAAGCGGGCCTGCTTTAACTGGGGTATTGGCAGAGAGTTATATACTGCTCCTTTTATCTGGATTAGCAAGGATAACTGTGAAATCTGCGAGAACGGTAAAGACCGCAACGGCAAGACGAAATATAGCTGCTACGACCGCTTTTATGTATCACGTATCGGATATGATGATAACCGCAACATTAATGCGCTGGAAATCAAGAGGCGCAAGAGCAACAAGGTGGTATACAAGCTGGGACAGACTGAGAGTCAGCCGGAGGAACAGGAGTCTAACCTCGTTACGGAGGCACATATTAACACACTGTTTTTTGAGTTGCAAAGGACAGGGGTTGGCAAGCCCAGAATCTTAAAAAATTATCAGTTAAATGACATTCATGAAATGAAAATAGATCAGTTTCAAGATGCAATGAATGTCCTGAAAAAAAAGCCGGATAAGCCTACCACCCCAGACCCTGAGACAATCCCGCCAGATGACCCTGAATCAGGACTACCATGGAATTAAGAGGAACAACGTATGGATTGTAAGGGGATGCTAAAAAGTGTCACAAAGGATTGGATTACTGGACGGTTCCTGCTTACGTTTGAAGTTGACAGCGATGTAAGCAGCGACATCAACAAGCTGGCCGATAAGATGCTGACACTCGCCGTCAAAGTCTACAGGAAGAAACGCAGCCTGGACGCAAACGCATATTATTGGCAGCTTATCACAAAACTGGCTGAGGCATCCGGGATAAGCAAAAACCGGGCGCACAATCTCATGCTCCGCTGTTACGGAAAGCTGGAGGAAGTGGACGGCCATCTTATATATGTTGTTGTGCCGGATGATGATGAGGGAGAGAATAAGGCCCTGGAGGCAGAAACATATCACATCAAGCCAACCGGCGAGGTCAAGGTTGCCAGTGATGGAACCCCATTTCGCACATACATCATGATGCGAGGGTCCAGTGCATACGATACGGATGAGATGAGCAAGCTCATTGATGGTCTGGTATCAGAGTGCCAGGAGATGGGTATAGAGACGCTTCCTCCGCAGGAGCTGGAACGGATGATGGATATATATGACCAACATTATAAAAAGAGGGCGCAGGATGGCTAAAAAGTTATGGAGTGTATTCACGTATGATATGGACCACTGTTATTTTACTGGCAGCCCCTATGTGGAGCGACACCATATATTTGAGGGCAGGCAGGGGTACAAGGAAAAGTCAGAGAATAGAGGATTTATCATGCCGTTGAGATATGACCTACATCCCAACGGGGTTAGGTTTAAACGAACCCAGGAAAACAGCACAATTGACCTGCAGCTTAAAAGGATGGCCCAGGAATACTATGAGACACACTATGGGAGCAGGGAAGAATTCCGGCAGGAGTTTGGAAAAAGTTATTTAGATTAGCATTTGAGGAGAATTAGATGGAAAAGTATTACATAGTAACGTCTGACAGTCCAATTTATAAAGAGTACATAGATTATAAGGCCATGTCAGAAAAGGTAAATACTGCGTTTGTGGAGTTCGCAAAGGAGCAAGGTTTTGAAACTCATAAATATTATCAATCGGCAGAGAGGTTGTACATTTGTCCAACGGATGGTGATATTGATAAGTTTGGAAAGTATTTTAAGAAGGATACACCGGGCTTGTTTAAGAAAAATTCTTTACCTGCAAAAGCATGGGTTAATAAATGCAAGGCGCTAGGGTTGAAATCACCGCACAAACCTATTTTATCATTTGAATTTAGGGTATTTGGTCGGACAAGCAGCAGACTGTTTATGATAAACAATGTATTGTATGCAAGTTTTAAAGCAGATTGTGATTTTGACAACCTAGCAGGATTTAAAGAGTTAAAGGCAAGCGAATTTTTTAAGGTCATCGAGGAATACGAAGAATCTTTGAAAAAAGGAAACTGAAATCAGTATCAATGCCAATAGGCTGATACATACAACGGTAATGATTACTGGTCAGATTGCTAATATGTCACGATATACTTTCTGACCCTGGGCCGGGACCTATCAAACCTCCTTTACCCGGCCCGAAAGGAGGGATTGAACTGAGAACCTTTAAGAATTTTGGAGTAATCCAATACAATGTATATAATGCCTTGGGAGTAGGACGGAATAATGCTATGAGCCGGTCAGAACTCAGCAGAGTAACCGGATATAGACGAATCAGGGAAGCAATTGAGGCCTTACGTAATGATAAGGTTATCATTAACCTGGATAATGGAGATGGCTATTACATACCGGAATCAACTCTACAAGGGAGACAAGAGACCTATATATGGCTTGCGAGGCAGGAAAGACGGATGAAAGCCATGAAGGCAGCCACAAGAGGAGCAAGACGGTTTGTATCCAGTGTTAAGAGCAAGGAGATACCTGGACAGATTAGTATGTTTGGGATAGGAGGCGTATGATGGGAAAATCACAGCGCAACAAAGGAAAACGAGGCGAGAGGGAACTTGCCAATTATCTCCGAGACTATGGATACGATTGCCGAAGGGGACAACAGTACAGCGGTTCAAATGGTGATGCGGATGTAGTAGGACTTTCTGGAATCCATATAGAGTGCAAGAGGGTTGAGCGCCTTAATCTTTATGATGCCATTCAGCAGGCTATAAATGACACGCAGGCGGAACAGATACCAGCAGGCAAGGAAATCTACCCATCCGTGTTCCACCGCCGTAATCGTGGCTCCTGGTTAGTCACAATGCGCCTGGAAGATTGGATAAACTTGTATCGTGAGTGGGATGCCGGCAGACAACTGGATGGTGGTTGATATGAGGGAGAGCGTAGTATTTTACAGGAGTTTCTACGAAGCCGTCAAAGAACTTCCGCCAGAACAGTTTAAGGCCGCGGTAACTGCAATCATGGAGTATGGGTTGAATGAGAAGGAACCGGAAACAAGCGGGATAGAACGGACAATATTCCTTCTTACCAAACCACAGATTGATGCTAATAACCGTAAATACCTAAATGGAACCAAGGGTGGCAGACCTAAAACCTCGCAAGAACCAGTTAATAACCAAACCAGAACCAACAATAAACCAACAAATAACCAAACCGAAACCAAAGCGGAACCCAAGGTAAAGGATAAGGTAAAGGATAAGGATAAAGTAAAGGATAAAGAAAATACATCTTGCCCGGAGTCGGTTAAAACCGCTCCAGGCAGCCAGGTGGCAATGTCCTTTGTCCTGAATGATAAAACCCTGTTTGATGTGACGGAGAATGACGTGGCCATGTACCAGAAGCTCTATCCGGCTATTGATGTCATGCAGGAGATACGGAAAATTGTGGGATGGTGTGAGAGCAATCCCACAAACCGAAAGACTAGGGGCGGAGCTAAAAGGTTTTTAAACAGTTGGCTTGCAAGAGCACAGGATAAAGCGAGACCTTTGCAGGGAAGTACTAAGCCAGATAATAATAAGTTCCACAATTTTGACCAACGAGACACGGATTATGACGCCATTGCTATGCAACGGACAATGGAATGGATTGGAGGTAGTGAGTGAATATGGGAAAACCCAGTGCACTGTTTGTAGATAGGACATACGTGGAGCAGCAGTTAGCCACATTAAGGTCTGACATCATTACTGTGCTGGAAGCAAAATTCCGAGTAGTGCAGAATGACCAGGAGAGGATTATACGGCTGCTGGAGGATGGAGGCGGTAAGCAAAATGCAGATGAGAAACCACAAGTTTCTGAGGCTTATGTCTGGAAGATTGAAATGCGCCGCAGGGTAGACAAGTTGGTAAAGAGTTACCCAGAGCTTTACTCTGATTTTAACAATGTACTGACGCGCATTTACAGAAAGATGCGTGATGTATATGGTTTTGTATCTGAGCAGGCCATTAAGGATTATAAATACGCTACAGGCGCTGAGAAAGCCTCATGCCTGGAGGTGATATCCGAAGATAAGAAACTGAGGTCATTGTTTGAGCCTATCCTCTCTAACCTGGAGGAGGACAGCCGTAAGGAGATGGAGCGGCGCCGGATGGCAGCCGAAGCAGAGCAGGGTAAGACACGGCAGGAAATCATTCAGCCGCTTATTGAAGCCAGAGGCGACACAACAAACTTTGGATGTGCTACATATAACGTTGTGAAATCCAGGATGAAGAAACATGGAGTAAAACTGGAGGAGTATGAGGCAGAGTTTAGGAAGCGAACCGGGATTAAGCGTAAAGTATCCAACGGCGAACTGATTGACAACATGCCTGTCCTTAAGCGGGAGTTTGCAAAGGCTGTGGGTGAATTGTTGGTTGAACATCAAAGAATGGTCGCTAAGACACATATTTAGAGGAGGATTGAAGATGAAGTTTGACAAAGAAAGGTTTGAATGGTTGCCGTACGAAAAAAAGATGAGTTTGATAGAACTGGAGTTAAGCCTGGCAACACATAATGCAACAACAAGAGCGGATTTACTCATGCTTCTGGACTGGATATATCGAAGGGTAAAAGCAGATGAAAAAAGGATTGAACATGCGATTGCTCGTTGTTATATGGTTCGGCGCTGTGAAAATCCAGGAATGGAGGAAGGCTTATGTGCCGGATTAAGGACCATTGATGGGGAGGGAGAACCCTGTGAAACCTGTAAAGAATGCCGCTTACAGTACCAATACGACGAAATGCATCAGGAGGTAGAGGAATGATAGATAGACAGGGAGCAATAGTGATACTACAGGAACATATTAATACATACCGCTACCAAACCACAGATAAGGGATGGGAGCAAATGGTACGCACTGGAATTGTCGGAAACACGATACCTGACAAGATAGGTTTTATAGCAGAGGCAGAGAGGCAGATACAGGCCTATGAGATGGCTATTAAGTCCCTGAAGAGCGGAGAGGCAGAGGCATTTGTGGACCGGTGCTACCTTGGCAGCCCATGCCCATACCAGATGCCCGTGTAATGCTTATAACGCAGCAGCGCATACCGGTACCTGATTCGCAGGACCGAGACTGCGTAAAGATAGCTGGCATGGCTCTGGCGTATGCACAACCAGTAAGACCAGCAGCGGATGTGCCTATGGAGAGATAATGGAGGACCATACGGCCAGGGGTTCCGGTCTGGCGCACATCCACTATATCGTTATTTAGCAAAGGAGTGAATTATGAAATGTGTATTGAAATATCCAGGAGCAAAGAACCGCATTGCTGACTGGATTTGTGAATACATACCCCCACATGAAGTATACCTGGAACCCTACTTTGGCAGTGGGGCGGTGTTTTTTAACAAAACTCCGGCCAGAATCGAAACAGTGAATGACCTGGATGGGAATGTGGTCAACTACTTTAGGGTTATCCGGGAGAGGCCACAGGAGTTGATGACCCAGCTGGAGATGACGCCATATAGTAGGGATGAATATTATGGTTCCCGTGAAAATTTAGATAAGGATACGGATATAGAAAAGGCAAGGAAGTTTGCGGTACGGTGTTGGATGGGCTATGGGGCCAGTAACGCCTATTTCAGTGGATTCAGGAGTAGCCAACAAACCAGAAGCCCTTATACCACAAAAGAATGGAGAAATTTGCCGGAGAGATTATTGGCAGCTGGGGAACGTTTAAAAAATGCTCAGATTGAGAATCTGCCAGCAATAGAACTGATTAGACGGTATGATACGCCGGATGTATTTATGTATGTCGACCCTCCTTACTTACATGGGACACGGAAAAATTATCTTTACCGGTATGAAATGGAAGACAATGAACATATTGAACTGTTGGAACTGCTTGTGGAGCATCCGGGAAAGGTACTGCTATCTGGCTATGACAATGACCTGTATAACCAGATGCTTATAGGATGGAGGAAGGTTAGCAAGAAGACACAGGCAGAGGCTGGGATACCCAGGGTTGAAACTTTGTGGATGAATTATGAGATAGGTCAGGTAGAGTTACCTTTGGGCCTATAAATTAGGATTTTCCGGGAAAACCGGAGGAAGCGAGATATAAATGAAAATAACTGAATGTAGCGGTGAAGGTCAAGGGAGTTGTAAGAGATGTTCTGACAATGGAAAATGGAATAGGTATTGGATGTGTTTTTTGTATGAGATAGAGGGGGTTCAAGGTTGCTATTGTCGTGATTGCGTAAAAGATATTAAGAATGAAAATAGTAAGCCAAATTAAGGTTTGAGTGATTAAGGAAGGAGGCCGGGCTATCCGGATGAAAGCTGCAGCGGCCCCTTGAACGCATGGAATTATTTTTAGGAGATTGCCTGGACATTCTTCCGGGCATACAAGATAAATCCATAGATATGATTTTTACAGATTTACCCTATGGGACAACCCGCAATGGCTGGGATTGCATGATTGACCTTAAACGGTTGTGGGAGCATTACAGCCGGATTATTAAAAACAATGGGTGTATAGCTCTTTGGGCACAGTCCCCATTTGATAAGGTACTGGCCTGCAGTAACCTGAAAATGTACAGGTATGAATGGATTATTGAAAAAACAAAGGGTACTGGACATCTGAATGCTGCTAAAATGCCGATGAAGTGCCATGAAAATGTACTGATATTTTATAAGCACCTACCCACTTATAATCCGCAGATAACAACCGGACATAGTCCAGTACACAGCTATACCAAGCATGTAAGCGATGGCAGCAATTATGGTAAGACACGAACTGGCATATCAGGAGGAGGGAGCACGGAGCGTTATCCTCGCGATGTTTTGCGGTTTAAATGGGATACACAGCGTGAGAGGCTGCATCCGACCCAAAAACCATTAGAGGCATGTAAGTATTTTATCCGTACATACACCAATTCTGGGGATACGGTTTTAGATAGCTGCATGGGGAGCAATACAACAGGTGTGGCCTGTCAGGAGCTGGGCCGGGAGTACATAGGGATAGAAAAAGATACTGTAAACTATCGCATTGCCCTTGATAGGGTAGATTAACAATTTGGAGGATTAAAAGATGGAAAATAAAATATATAAGATTTGCGAGGATGTATTAACGATAACAGATGATGAAATCAAAGAATTAAGAGAGATTGCCGAAGGACAGAAACGGTATAATAATCCGTTACGCATGGCGACGTCCGGATGGCAACAAGAATTAGGCGAACACAACGATAAGGTTTTAGATGCGATTATTGCACTGAAAAAAGAATTGGAAGCCGGTGCTGAAATTGAAAGACCAAACTGAAAAATTAACATAGTAGCTATTTTAAATTTTCGGGAGAATCGGAGGAAGGAACAGCGTATGGGAATTGATTTGAGCAGATTTAAGGTAATCCACGGAGACAAAGTATTAAATGCAGTAGCGCTTATGGAAGCAAGGATGCCGGAAGGAACGTGGGAAAATAGAGAGACTATTATTAAGCCTAAAATACTTGAGATTTTGGCTATTAATGAGGATGGGAACATTGTGTCTATCATGGATGAGGCGTGGATGTTTCAGTTTCTTCCCATAGTCTCGAATTAGCATTTGAAGAAAGAAGGTGTGAAGTGTTAGAAATTTTAATCATACCAGAAAATATGCAGCGGGGCGATAGGATACTCAATGCAATATGCAATATTGAAACAGAACCTATTGCAGAATATAGCAAGGGGCGAAAAAGGATTCGTACCCAAGGAGGGACGATATATAAGGTTATTCGTCCTGAAATACGATACTTGATGGGACATAGGGCAGATCAAGTGATTTTAGATTTTGCATTTGTGAACGCGTTGAAAAATGTAGTTGATTCAATTCTATGTAGTTCATGTGTTCCAACAGAGTTTCAGATCATAGATGACAGAAAAATTTTAAATGGTTGTATTCGACCATATTAGCACTTTAAGGGAACAAAAAAAGAGCCTTACGGCTCTGCCCGACGTTTTCACTAGCGGGTGTGGAATTTCAACCACACAAGGGTCTGCTGGCGGCTTTGCGTTCCCTGTTATTTGATTCAATTATAACAGCTTTAAAGCAACTATTCAATAGCAATATTAACATTTGGGAGGAAAGAATTTCATGAGATTTGAAACGAACAAATCAATTATAGACAAAGAAAAAGAGACTGCGTTCGATGTAGGTGATACGGTAACGATTAAATGGAATGACGGCGGTGGCTGTGGCGGGTGTCGAATTACTAAAATTACAGATACTGGATTTCATTTCAATCAAGGTGGTGGACGAGACAAGACCGCACAATATAAAGATATTGCGGATATCCATTAAACTGATATTTATGATACGAAGGGAGGTACCTGTGATAAAGAGAGGCAGTAAGCAGTCCAAGGTCAGCCGCATAGACCGCAGCAAGGCCCTGGCCGCCCGGGCAGACGAGGCAATCAAGGAGCGCATCCGGACGGCGCCGGCCTACATGTACACCAGCCTGTGCCCGGTTCCGGAGCTGCGGGAGCCGCCGAAGGGAGTGATATGGTATTATGAGACAGTGCTACATAGACAACGGGCGTCACGGGTGTGATGGCCAGCGCAACAACAAGGGCAAGATACGGTACGGGTGCTGGGCGTGTCCACATCTGGATGCTGATAGCGCCAACAAGGAATCAAAGCGTAAACAGACATAAGATAAGCCGGGGGATTACCCCGGCAATAAAAAACGACAGGAAAGAACATACGTGCGAAAAAAATAAGCGGTGGACACCCGCCAAGATGTTTACCACCGCCAAACTAATACGTCTGAGCATATTATATCTGACTCAGACAGCTAAATCAACAGGAAAATAATACCAGGACTGAGGAGGGCAATATGATGGCAGAACAGGTGAATATAGATCGGATAATCATGCAGGTAATGGATAACGTGACGCAGGTGGTTGAGGAGCAGGAACGGCTGAATGAGGTCAAACAGATATTGTATATGTGCCTGTCCAGGTTCCAAATATTTGAGGAGGAAACAGCGCTTTCCGTGGATGTGGACCGCACTGTGGAGTATTTGAAACAATATCTCCTGCAGATGAAGCTGGATGGATGTACTGACGGGAGCATCAAGGGATATAAGAATAACATTAAGAACATAAGGAAACTAAGGTGGAATACCGGATAGGTCCCACACTGCAACCTGAACAGCGGGAAATGGTGAGATGCGCATGTGCGGACGAGCTGGAGCTGGCAATATGTGACATGTTATATGTGACAGGGATACGTGTATCTGAGTTGTGCGGCATGAATCAGTCAGACGTTGACTTTAATCGTAAGACGGCAATCGTATATGGGAAGGGGCGTAAGGAACGCCAGGTATGCCTCAATGGACAGGTAGCCCTGCACCTTTGGAGATATCTTCAAAGTCGGAATGACGATAACCCTGCGTTATTTGTTTCTCCCCACGGACAATGCAGGCGCATCGGGGCCCAGACGGTTAGGAATATCCTGAAACGAATTAAAGAGAGGGACGAAGAGTTGGCGGATGTCAAGGTCACCCCGCATGTGTTCCGCCGTACTGTGGGAACCGATATGATTAACAAAGGGGCGCCGGCAGAGATAGTGAAGGAGGTACTGGGCCATGTCAAGATTGATACAACTCTTAAGTGCTATGCAGCTATTAGTAAGGACACCGTGCGGCAGGCACATGCACGCTTTGTAGGATAGGAGGAATTCGGATTGACAAGAAGATTATTGGAGGCGTATCTGCCGAATAAGCGGTTGATTGAGCGAAACAGGAATAAAATACAGGATGAGCAGATGAAAGAAATTTCTACTGTGCTGGGAAAAGTAAAGGGGTCAAGTCCTGATTTCCCATACATAGAACAGCGTTTTACAGTTATGATGGAAGAACCAGTGGAAGCTGATAAACAAGCAGAGCGTATCAAAAGATTGGGTCAGGAGATTGATCAGGCAGAGAAAGAGGTGGATGAAGTGGAGCAATTCATTTCAGCTATTAAAGATACCAGGGATAAGGAGGTTTTAGCCCTTCGATATATTGAGGGAAAGAAAGCCATTGAGGTGGCTGGAATAGTTGGGTATACAAAAGGCCGTATTTCTCAAATAGTAAAAAAATACATAAAAGATTAAACAAATTAAACCAATTAAACAAAAAGGTATGCTATAATTATAATTGAGAAAAGTGTAAGCATTCAGGCATCCAGCAATGGGTGCCTTTTATATACCCAATTCCCGGCGTCTGAAACAGGAGGCTTTTCTTTTGTTATGATTTATTATATAATAAAGAAAAACAGGAGGGAAGAGAGTTGACGGAGAATACTGCTAAGAATAAAAGGTATTTTGTTTTTATTATAATATCTATTGTTATTATCATAGCCTGTTTGATAAAAATATGGAAAACATTTAATCCTGGCATCGATTATCAATCAATGAACAATGAAATTACAGAATATCTAAATGGACTGAATAATATCAAAAAGATTGAGAGTAATGAGGCAGGAACTTATAGGATTATCTTGAGTGATGAAATCTGGTATTCAGCAGAAGAGAAGGATAAGGCAAGTTACTGCTTGGCTGTCAACACAACTATAACGGCAATTTGTCAAAAGTATAAGGCACTTAAGGATACACAGAAAGCGTATATTTATTATTACGATGAGTCGGGTGTATTAATTGCAGAACCATCTGAGAAGCTTTACTCGTTAGAAAGCAAAATACTATATTAGGATTATAGCGCTAGGGATTTGACCTAGTGCTTTTATTTTGCAAAATAATGATAGGAATGAGGTTGATGGCAAAAGAGTTTGCGAGAGCGTTTTACGATTCGGGGCAGTGGCGGAAATGTCGGAAAGCCTTTATCTCAGAGAGAGTATCTATTGATGGGGGATTGTGCCAACGATGCCATGAGCGCCTGGGATATATGGTGCATCATACAATTATACTTACGCCTGATAACATTTCTAACCCAGATATTTCCCTTAATCATAACCTGCTGGAATATGTCTGCAAGCCATGTCACGATAGGGAAGCCGGCCATTTTCTTTATAGGAAGAGTGATAAGCAGAGGCACTGTATATTTGACGATGACGGGAACCCTGTCAAAGTTGTCGGATAATTATAAAATAAATAGATAGTTTGAATTGAATTGTCAGATAATATAGGTCGAAAAAAATTGATACTCCCCCCTTCAGATAGTCGAGGGGTTAAAAGAATTTCACCGAGTCTCCCACATCAATTTTTATGGATGAAAATTTACAGTACCCCCACCCCAATGGAAGGAAGTGAAACATAATGGAGAAGGATAGGCGGATAAAGAAGGAAGAAAACAGACTAAAAAAATTATTTGTGAATGTGGACGAACATAAAAAGAAAACAGTTGAGGGATTGATAAAACGGGCCGCATTTATGAGGGCAACATTGGAGGACTTCGAGGCGGACCTGGATGAAAACGGATTTACGGAAATGTTCCAGCAGGGGGAAAGACAGGCGCCATACGATAGAAAGCGGCCAGTAGCAGACCTATACAACACGATGAATACAGCATACCAAAAAATCATAAAACAGCTTACTGACCTTCTTCCGGAAGAAGGTCAAAAGACAGATGAATTATTAGACTTCCTGGGTGGTGGTAAGGGTGACTGAATTTGAGCAGTATTTTTCCGGAATAGGCGACGGAAGAATAATTGCCTGCGAAAAAATGAAGCGAATTGCAGATACACTGATGGAAAAATACTTGAATCCAGGTGAGTTCCATTTCGATTTGGAGATTGCCAACCGCCATATCGAATTTATAGAACGATTCTGTAAATTACCTACCGGAAAATTGGGGCAGCCTCTCCGATTGGAACTTTTCCAGAAAGCGAGGTTACAGTCCATTTTTGGATTCGTTGATGATAATAATTTAAGGCAATATAATGAGGTATTGATTATTGAAGGGAGAAAAAATGGTAAAACAACAGAGACTGCCGCCATAGAGCTGGACATGCTGATGAACGACAAGGAGGGCGCACCGCAGATATATAATGTCGCAACAATGTTAGACCAGGCCAGGCTCGGATTCAATGCGGCAAATAAAATGAGGATGCAGTCTCCTTTATTGAAAAAACATATCCGGAAGAGGGCCGCGGATTTATACTGTGCCATGAACATGGGTTTCATAAAAGCTCTTGCCAGTAACACCAACAGTCTGGATGGGCTTGATACGCACTGCGGGGTAATTGATGAACTGGCAGCGATTAAAAACAGGGATATTTATGACTTGGTCAAACAATCAATGGGAGCGCGTGAACAGCCGCTCCTTTTCTGTATCACCACGAATGGTTTTGTCAGGGAAGGTATTTTCGACAGCCAGTATCAATATGCATCCGATGTGCTGTTTGACAGGGCCAGGAATAATCGTTTCCTTCCGTTCATCTACGAACTTGACCATATAGATGAGTGGGACAAAGAGGAATGCTGGATAAAGGCAAACCCAGGGCTTGGGACAGTTAAGTCTATTGATTACCTGCGGCAGATGGTCCAGAAGGCAAAGGATGATGAATCTTTCAAACCGACCGTGCTTGTAAAGGATTTTAACCTTAAACAAACATCAGAGGCGGCATGGTTACGGTTTGAAGACTTTGAGAACACAGCGACCTTTACGGGTCCGTTCCGATATGGGATTGGTGGTTTGGACGCTGCTGATTCAGTAGACTTGGCGGCCGCGAAGGTGCTGTGCATGAGGCGTGATGACCCGAACATCTATGTGAGGCAGATGTACTGGATGCCACAGGCAGTCCTTGACAGGCAGGAAGAAACAGGAAACAGAAGAGAGCGGGACAATGTGCCATATCAACTCTGGAAGGATAAGGGATTGCTTAGGACTGTTCCGGGAAACAAGGTTGACAAAAGGGTCATGCTGGATTGGTTTTGCGAATTGCGGGACCAGGAGGATATATACGTCCTGTACATTGGTTATGACCCGTGGCATATAGATGATTCATTGCTGCGAGAGTTCCAGTCTGAATTTGGAGAGAAGGCCATGATACCGGTACGACAAGGCGTTATAACATTGAGCCAGCCAATGAAAGACCTGAAGGCAGATCTGCAGGCAAAACTGATTGTATATAACGACCATCCGATTGACAAATGGTGTTTCTTCAATACTGTGGTCAAGACAGATGTAAATGGAAATATCCAGCCGGTAAAAGGGATGGATACCAGGAACAGGATTGATGGGACATTGGCTCTGATAGATGGATATAAAGTTCTCCAGGACAAGATGGGGGAACTGCAAAGCTTGATTTAAGGATTAGGGAAAGGAGGGGGAGCGTTTGGGAATTAGGAATTATGTGGCAAGGAGATTATTGAATGTGACGGCAGGGACTGCCTTTAAGATGATAACCGAGACTGGGAATGGGTTCGCGGCATGGACTGGTGATGTGTACGATAGCGATATCGTCAGGGCCTGCATCCGTCCATTCTCAAAAGCGGTTGGAAAGCTCCAGGCGAAGCATGTCAGAAGATATAATGGAAAAGTGGACGTTAATCCAGAGCCATATATGCGGTTCCTGTTAGAGGAACCAAATCCCTACATGGGAGGACATACGATGTTAGAAAAGGTGGCAACGCAATTCGCACTTAATAATAATGCGTTTGTCCTGGTGGTCAGGGATGAGAACGGACTGCCAGTGCAGCAGTATCCGATACCAGCAATCATGGTGGAAACAAAGTATGTAGGACTGGAGCTATATTTAAAATTCACCTTCCTGAACGGAAAAACGCTAAATGTTCCATATACAGAAGTCATCCATATCCGGAATGATTTTAAGGACAATGATATATTTGGAGAGTCGCCATATAAAGCTCTTACACCCTTAATGGAAGTGGTAAACACAACGGACCAGGGGATTGTAAAGGCAATTAGAAACAGCGGTGTTATCCGCTGGTTGCTTAAATATACAACGCCAATGCGCCCGGAGGATATGAAAAAAAATGTTCAGGAGTTTGTTGACAATTATTTGAGTGTTTCAAGTCCTACATTTGGTGCAGCCGGCGTAGACGCGAAAGCGGATGCCATCCGAATCGATCCAAAGGATTATGTGCCGAATGCCATGCAGCAGGCGAACACGAAGGATAGGCTCTATGCGTTTTTCAATACAAATGAAAAAATAGTCCATTCAAATTATACCGAGGATGAATGGAACAGCTATTTTGAGGCAGTCATTGAACCGGTAGCAATACAGTTAGGGGAGGAGTATTCCAGAAAGCTGTTCACACGGCGTGAACGTGGGTTTGGGAATGGGATATATTTTGATGCATCAAACCTTCAATGTGCAAGCCTTTCAACCAAGCTTGCGCTGCAGGCAATGGTGGACCGTGGGGCACTGACCCCGAATGAGTGGAGGGAGACATTCAACCTTTCACCAGTTGCAGATGGGGATAAGCCACTTAGGAGGCTTGATACGCAGACCGTGAATCAGGTCAGGAGACTTATAGGGGACATGAACCTGGAGAACATCAACGAGACCAGGATGGAAATCATGAAGCTTTTTGAAGGAGGTGAGGAAGATGGCGGTAAGGATTGACGTGAAGGGACAGATCGTTGAATCCGGTAATGACTGGGTTTATGACTGGCTTGGGATCGAGAACACATCCCCTAAACGGATATTGAGGGCATTACAGGAGGCAGGAGGGGAAGATATTGAAATCCATATCAATTCACCGGGAGGCAGTGTCACGGCAGGCTCTGAAATCTATACGGAGCTGCGGAACTATCCTGGAAAGAAACTGATTAGGATTACAGGCATTGCGGCGAGTGCCGCATCAGTCATTGCCCAGGCTGGTGAAAGCGAAATCAGCCCAACTGGGATGTTCATGATCCATAATGTGCAGACATCAGTGTCCGGTGATTACCGGGACATGGACAATACAGGGAATGCACTGAGGGCAGCAAACCAGTCAATCATGAATGCCTATACGGACAAGACCGGTATGGATACAGGGACATTGCAGGACCTAATGGATAGGGAGACATACTTATCGGCCCAGCAGGCTGTGGAATATGGCTTTGTGGACAGAATCATGTTTTCTAAAGATGATGCAATCCCAATGAAGAATGGTCTTTCTGGAATCCCAGATGAAACCATAGAAAAAATAAGAAACATAATTAAAGCTCCGGGTCCAGACACCCCGGATTTTTTTAGGCAGAAAGAGCAGGCAGCCATGAGGCTGCGAATTTTAAATCTGAAAGGAGAACTTATCAATGACTAGGAATGAGTACGAAACAAAGAGGAAGGTCCTCATCAATGAGGCGGAAGCATTGATTAACGAGGGGAAGCTGGAGGATGCAAACGGGAAGATGGACGCCGTCACAAAGCTGGACCAGGATTTTGAGGCAGCAGCCAAGGCATCTGCCAACTTGAGGGCATTGGCGCAGCCGCCGGTACCGCTGGCTGGTGTAGGAGAAGGAGCAGTCTTCAATCCTTGCAACCAGGATGAAACAGCAGATATGTATGATTCCATTGAGTACAGAAAGGCGTTTATGAACTATGTGCTGAATGGAACTGCCATCCCTACTAAATTCGTGAATGCTGCAGCAACCACAAAGACAACAGATGTGGGGTCGGTAATCTCCCCTACGGTCCTTAATCGAATTGTAGAAAAGATGGAGACAACCGGAACGATTCTTCCTCTTGTGACTAAAACGGCCTTTGCAGCGGGGGTTACGGTCCCTACATCCAGCGTGAAGCCAGAAGCAACCTGGGTAGCCGAAGGAACTGGCAGTGATACGCAGAAAAAAACAACCGGGCAGATTGACATTAAGGGATACAAACTGAGATGCGCCATCTCCATGACACTGGAAACTTCGGTCATGTCCTTACAGGTATTCGAGACCGTGTTTGTGAACAGTGTATCAGAGGCAATGGTGAAGGCGCAGGAAAAGTCGTTTATTACTGGAAGTGGAACCGGACAGCCAAAAGGGGTATTGACAGAGGCGGTAGCTGACGGGCAGAATATCGACCTTGCGGTCAGTGCAGACCCAACCTATCAGACACTTGTGGATGCGGAAGCGGCCCTCCCTCTTGCTTATGAGAATGGAGCTGTCTGGAACATGACAAAAAAGACGTTCATGAAGTTCATCGGGATGGTGGATACAAACAAGCAGCCCATTGCCCGCGTGAATTATGGGATTGACGGGAAACCGGAAAGGACACTGCTCGGGCGCCGGGTGGTGCTGAATGATTACATGACAAGCCTTGGGTCCGCGATTGCAAAGGATACTGTCGTAGCATTCCTGTTTGATTGGTCTGATTACATGTTCAATACAAACTATAACATGGTGGTCAAGAGTTATGAGGATAATGATACGGAAGACCAGGTAACCAAGGCTGTCATGATTTGTGATGGTAAGGTGATAGATAAGAATTCACTTGTCACCATTACGAAAAAGAATGCTTGACCTAAGGGGTGATAATGATGGCTAACCTGAAATTAGAGGTACTGCCAGAAGAACTAAGGACCATGCTCCGAATCCGACATGACAAACTGGATTCGGAGCTTATGCAATTGAAAGATGCATACCTGTCGGACCTTGCAATGTGCGGAGTGCAGATATTACCCAGTGACGTATCCTTAGTAAAGGCGTGCCTGCGATTATATCTTAGATGGCAGGAAAATTACAATGGTGAAGCAGATCGATATAAGGATGCCTATGAAGGTATGAAGATTGCGATGTCCCTGGCTGAGGAATATAAGGAGTAAAATGAGGAATGAAATTTGTACACTGATTGGGATGAAGGCAGATAAGGGTACAATAGGCCGAATCACGGAGGATATTTACTGCGAAAAGAAATCTTCTACAAGAGCAGAATTCTATGGAGCCTATGCGGTAGGGCTAAGGCCAAAATTTGTGCTGGAGATTGACCCGTATGACTGGGAGATGGTGGCTGAGCAGTTGGAGAAGGGAAGTGTACCTACTATAGTGTCATATAGAGGGGTTGAGTATACCGTCCTTCGCAGCTATCAAACAAATGAGAGTGCAATGGAATTGACTGTGGGGTAGTGATGATATGAAGGTACAGGTTGATTATGAGGACGCGATGGTATCCATTAATGAAATGATTAACAGAATGCCAAAACAATTGCAGGAGAATGAAAGAATTGTATTGAGAAAGATAGGGTCAATAGTTCGCGGAAAGGTGGTACAGTTTCTACATAATTCCGATGTCGAGCTGCGGGCAAAACAGATTATGCCGTCAAATTATGATGGTAGCCGGCCATACATCCATATGAAAGATGATGTTAAGTTTGCTGTTAAGAAGGATAAACGGGGGAACCTTTATGTCAGCGTAAAGGGAGGGAAGCATACAGGATATAAATGGGCCGCAGTAGATACAGGACATATTGCTAGGGATGGAGCCACCTTTGTCCCTGGCCTTAATTTTATTAGTAGAGCCATGATTGCATCAGAAGGAGAGATCGAAAGAATGATTGATGACCTGGTTCGGAAGGTGGTGGATGGGTGAATCTTGAACAGATGTTGGAAACAGGATTGAAGATACCAGGAATAAAGTCTTTTTTTCCTATTATTCCGCCATGTTTTACCTGGTATCTAGTTTCGGCCGGAGCAGGACTGCTGGGGAACGGCGAGGAAACAGAACTTGCAGAACAATATCAGGTTGACATCTGGTGTGTGATTAGAGATGAAGCAGTGAGGTTGACAGAGCAGGCAAGAAAAGTAATCATGTCGGAACGGTTTAATATGGTACCAACAATATCATATGGTTATGATACAAATGGAAAACTTTGGAGAGGAACAATAATGTTCTATCATGTTAAGGAGGATAACTAAATGGCTACGAATAAATCACAGAAGGCAAATCGGATAAACATTGTGGACCCAGTGTACGCCTGCCTTCTAACTGATACAGCGGAAGGAACCACATATGGGGACGTAAGAAGTCTTGGAGCAGCAATGCAGGCTCAGGTCACTCCATCCCTATCATCAGGGACACTGTATGGTAATGGCGTGCAGCAGGAAAATATTGCGAAACTGAACGGGATTGCATTGGTGCTGGATGTCAATAAAATTCCGGTGGAGGAGCGGGCTGTAGTGCTGGGGAATATATACAAAGATGGGGTTATCCATGAAAAAGCCGGAGATGAGGCTCCATACATTGCCGTAGGGTACAAAGTGGAGCAGACAAATGGAAAAGAAGAGCTAATCTGGTTGCTAAAGGGGAGGGCCCAGCCAATCAACAGTAATGTCCAGCAATCAACAGAGAATCTGAATTTTTCAACTGATTCTATTACGATTAATTTTATTCCAAGGGACTCAGATAAGGAGCTGCGTTTCTTTGCGGACTCTGCAAATGCAGATTTAACAAAAGAACAGATTGACGCCTGGTTCCAGACCGGCCCATCAAAAGCGCCAGTCCCAACATCATGAGGTGATTGAATGAAAAAAACAATCTGTGTACAAGAAGCAAATGAAGTAGATATTGTGTTCCGCGACCGAACTTATACGGCCACCTTCAACATGCGGGCAGTTTTATACCTGCAGGAAGAACTTTCAAAAACCGGAATTAAGGAACTGCCATATGAGCATTTTGCAGCGATTGCATTGTATGCAGGCATCCGAGTAAATCATCAGGATTTTACTATGGAGGAGGCCAATACACTTGCATTGACAATGAGGCCTCATGATTTGCAGGAAATCCTTGAAGAATATGCCAAATCAGCAAATGGAGTTGACTTACAGGAACAGGATGAAAAGACAAAAAAAATGATAGCTCAGATATTGAAGGGCGCGGTTGGAATGCAGAAGATCTGATATTTGATTTTGATATGCTATATTACATCTACTGTGTGAAAATGAGAATGTCTGAGCAGAACTTCTGGAACAGCCCATTGAAAAAGATTGTTAAATTAATTGACATGTACCAGGACGAAACATGTATGAGGGTAAGTGAGGTAAATGGTGAAAGCTACAGTCCGAAGTATTTTGCCTCAGAACCGGAGATAATTCATTCAATGCGCGAAGTGGAGGGATTTGCATAATGGCTAATAACTACAAAAAGACTATTACGCTTGGTCTCGACTATTCGGAATTTTCCGGGGGAATATCAGAGTGTAACCGAAAGATGGGACTGCTTGACGCTGAAATGAAATTGGCTCAGGAACAAGCTAAGGAATATGGCAATGAAACCGACCAATTGAAAATAAAACAGGAAGCCCTTGCGCAAAAGATTATCCTACAAAAGAAGGTGGTAGAAGAGCAAGCAAAAGCCTACGATATAGCCATGTCAAGCCAAAAGAAGAGTGAAAAGCAGGTTGACGCACTTGATAAAACACTCCTTCAGAGTAGAACGACACTGCAGAAACTGGAAAATGAATATAAAGACAACACAAAGCGATTGGATGAGTTCGCCAAGAAAAGCAAGGAAAGCGATGAAGCGCAACGCTCATTCGGGGACACAATCCGTGATGTAGCAAGTATGATTGGTATTGAGGCCAGTCCGGCCGTTGAGACCTTGGCAGGTAAGTTTGATGCGATAGACGAGAACGTCGGAAAAGCTATTCTTACCGTAGGTACGTTGGTAACTACCCTTGGTGGGCTGACAGTAAAGACAGCTGAACACGCGAAAGAAATTCAGACTGTATCGCAAACCATGGGTATGACAACAAATGAATACCAGGCGTGGGATTACGTTTTAAAATCAGTGGGGTATGATGCGGAAAGCGCATCGGGAGACTTGGCTGCTTTAGCAGAAAAGGCAAAGGATGCGGCTGAGGGTGGAAACGATAGCGCAAAAACATTCCGGCTCCTCGGAGTATCTATCAAGGATACTAATGGGAATTTGAAAAGTCAGGGACAATTGTTTACCGACGTCATAAAATCGCTTAGGAATATGGAGGATGTTACAACACGGAATGCTATCGCAAGCGACCTATTATCAACCACTGGAGAGAAGATAGTTCCAATACTTAACTTGACAAATGAAGAGTTAAAGAATCTTATGCGCTCTGCGTACGAGACTGGGTATGTAATGAGTGGAGAGACGTTGAATGGATTCAATCAATTAAATGAATCGATGGACCGATTTGGAAAAGTTACGCAAGCTCTATCTGGAAAATTTGCAGAGATTCTTCTTCCAGCATTGACAGCATTGTTTGACGCCTTATCCGTCATACCAACGCCAGTATTACAACTTATTATAACGTTAGCCGGAGTTGTGACAACAGCAGTTACTGTAATGAAGGCTGTGGATTCAACGGTAGGTGCATTTAATAATTTTATGGGTGTTTTGGGAATAACAGATGCAAAAACAATAAAGACAACAGCAATTATTTTGGGAGTAGTAGCCGCTCTTATTGCGCTGGCCGCAGTGATTGCGGTCATCATCGGAAAGGGTGATGACCTGAATAGAACTATGGATACTGTATCATCCAGCGTCGGAAAAATCGGTGCGTCTACTCAGAATATCTCAAGGCCAAAGTACAATGCCCGGGGAACAGATTATTTCGAAGGCGGAGAAACATGGGTGGGAGAAGCTGGTCCAGAATTGGTCCGGCTTCCTCGCGGAAGTAGAATCATGAGTAGCAGTCAATCAAAATCTGTTGCTGGAGATACCTATATCATTAATGTTAATGCGGACATAGAAAAAATATCAAGCGTACAAAAACTTGTTGAAATGGCAAAAAATGAAAGACTGGCACTCAGGGTAGGAAAGGTGAAAGCGTAAAATGGCAATGACAAAGGTAACATGCTTTAACGATAAAAACTATAGGAATAATAACATTCTTGCACTTAATGATTCAAGGATGTTGATTGGAGCAGATTATGGCGGGGAAAATTATCGTGAGTATTTCGGCCTCATGCAATTTGCCATACCTGCCCTGTACGACCAGAATATCACATCCGCAAAATTATATCTCTATGTTACCGAATCAAAAACTAGGGTAACTTTTGAAACCCAATTTTATAATATAAAAGAGATAGTCAATATCAACACATACGACTCCTTCGAGAATATGTATGGGGATAAGTATGTAATGGGCGGGAACGATGAAAAGGTATTTGATGTCAGTAGCACAATTTACAATTCATGGGTTTCTTTAGATATAACAAATCTAGTCGTAGGTAATAACGCCAATCCAACCTTTTCTATCGTTTTGGTCGATAACAACCACGATCAATGGGCTTCTGGTGCAGGAGGGACACAGATACCCTATGTGTGTCGTGTGGCAACAATAGAAGGGGGATATGCTCCCTATATTGAGATAACGCATGAAGATGCAAAGCCCTTTAAGCCATCAATTATATATCCGGACGGCGATATACTTCCAAATTCCGGGAATGTAACATTTAGATGGAAATATAACTCAGGCTTTTCGGCAGGTCAGGCAAAATACGATTTTGGATGGAAGATGCAATCAGAAAGCCAGTGGAATGATGTTATGGTGGCTACCTCGAACCAGCAACATACCATGGATGCGTCTGCCTTTAGGAACGGAATTGCTGAATGGAGGGTGCGAACCTATAATGGTATTGGCATGGTGTCCGAATACGCTACAGGTCAATTTTATGTAGTGGGAAAACCGGGGAATCCTATTATAACAGGCGTAAAAAATGATGCGTTGACAGAAATAACATGGTCGGCAGAACGGTCTGAAGAATCGAGCGCGCGTGTTAAAATCATGCAGTATGGAAAGGAAATTTATGATAGTGGAGTTATATCGGGCGGAATAGAGGACGCTCATAAACCTAATGTCATACTTCAAAACGGTGTATACGCTGCCATATTATCAATTGCGAATATTTATGATTTATGGTCCGACCAGGTATCAAAATCCTTTACAATAAATTGTCAAAGGCCGGATACGCCAGAGCTTACCGTGCAAAGTTATGATGATTTTGTCAGGTTGGAATTCAGTGGAAACATTAATTCATTCTATATTTATCGCGCGGAAGGAGAAAAAGAGTTCCTTCCAATCGCATATGTTAATCTTCCATTCAGTAATAAAGGATATAGTTATGAGGATTATGGAGTTAAAAGCGACCGTATGTACCGTTATTATGTCAGGGCTTACTATGATGGAGGTATTTCGGATAGTAAAATTCGGGAGGTGTTTGTAAAATACGATGGGTATTACATTTCAGAGATAAACCATATGGAGAAACGTGTGAAACTCATGCTATCCAATGATACAGAATACATACCTGTAAATATGTCAAAAGAGAATTCAAATGCACTGGTTAATTATTTAGGCAGACGTTATCCCATAAAGGAGGCAGGAACCTTCTCTAAGAGAACTTTATCCATTACGGCCTTCATATATGGTGGACAGGAAGAAGTGTTGGAAGAAATCATGGATGCGAATGGAGTATATTGTTTCAGAGGGAGGAATATAGTGGCGTATGTTGATATAACGTCCTACAATGCCTCAAACGCATTTTTTGACAAAGGGTATATTATAAATTTATCTATGGAACAGCTGGAGCATGGGGAGGGAATTTCATATGTATGATATGTCATATGCAGAGTTCACGAATGAACAGGTCATAAAAATGCTTGAAGGAAACAGAACGATAGACTTTGAATATGAACTTATGAACAATGAAGAAAAGGTGATAACAACATTAGACAATGTCGAATGCAGCATATCATTTAATAGCGAAGCAGAAATTATGGGGACAGCTTCAATACGATTTCGTGAGACAGAAATTAGAAGTTATTATACGGACTTAAGAATCAGGCCCTGGTTTAAAATTCAGGCACCTGATAGGACCTGGATTCGTCATCCGCTTGGAATATACATCATTACAACCCCAACAAGACAGGATGATGGGGGGAAAGTATACATTGATGCAGACTGTTATGATAAGTCGATCATATTACAAGAGGATAAGCTGACAGACCGGCTGCTTATAAAGGCTGAATCGCTTTATGTAAATGAGGTGCGAAATGTACTTATGTCAGCTGGTATCAATAAGACAAACATTGATGGCTCTGAACTTAGGACATCCGTAGACCTTGAATATGAGATAGGGACAAGCAAACTGGATGTTATCAATTCTCTTTTGCAGGCCATCAATTACACACCAATCCATTTTGATAGGATGGGAAACGCTGTAGCTAAAAAGTATATTGAGCCGGACGAACGTGCGGCAGAATACGGATACATGACGGATGATAACAGTCTTATTCTTTCCGGGGCAAACCAGTCCAATGACTTGTATAATGTCCCAAACATAGTAATCCGCTATGTAGAAAATCCGGATGTGGAGAACACATCGCTTAGGTCAGAATATGTAAATAATGATGCAAGCAGCCCGTTGAGCATTCAGCGCAGAGGCCGGAAAATCGTGAATGTGGAGTCGGTGGATGATATTGCGGACCAGGGCACACTGGATGCATTTACCCGGAGAGTGGCAATTGAAATGTCGCAAGTGAATGATAATGTGGTGCTTCCAACGGCATTGATGCCACACCACGAATACAGGAACTGCATTTATTTAAGAAATGACAATCTGGGAATAACGAGTAAATATATAGAGTATGCCTGGTCAATGAAACTTGGAATCGGTGAAAAGATGAACCATACATTAAAGAAGGTGATGCGAATATGATTTACGAATCAGCACAAGACAGATATCAGGACTATGAAAAAAACAAAAAGGAGATATCGCCATTTAGGATGGGAGAAATTGCTCCGTATGTGGATGAGAATCTCAATTATCTGGTTATTTTTGCAGGAGAAGATAGAGCGAGTTATAAGCAGTATAAATGTCTGTCAACCTATAAGCCTCGGTATGGTGACCACATCCTTTTGGCGAGAGTTGGCGGGACCTATGTTATTCTGGGGAAGGTTGGTGATATGTAAATGGTCATACACGACATTATACTCAATGTTAAACAGACATCAGTCCTAAAAACTGGAATCGCAATGAGTCAGGGAGATTATGGACAAGATAAGTTGACCATCCACGTGAAAAATGATGACGCAGACGTTTCCGAAGCACAATCCGGTTTGATTACCTTTGTTACTTCACGGGGATACATAATCCAGGGAGAATTGGAAAAAGAGGTCAGTTCAGGAACTTACGTATATGTCTTAAAAGGAAATGAATTGCAGGATGCAGGAGATGTATATGCGGTTGTTACTTTGATGTATGCTGACGGACGTAAGTCAAGCTGTGGTTTTTCATTTTTCTGTAGACAAAACCCTTTGTTTGAAAATAATATTCCAGCCGGCATTTACATAGCTGAATTTGACCGGATAAAAAACGAAGGTGAGGAAATTGTTGCACATATCCAAGAGCTACTGGACAGTGGGCAGCTCAAGGGAGAGCAAGGGGAGCGGGGTCAAAAGGGGGATAAAGGGGAACAGGGAATACAAGGTCCCACTGGCCCCGCTGGTTCTCAGGGAATACAAGGTCCGGTTGGCCCCAAAGGTGATAGAGGGGATAGCGGCGTAACGGTTCCGGCCAATGGTTTTTTTACATTCGCCGGAGATGCGGACGGAAATTTATGGTGTTATTACAGTGGTACTGTAGCACCAATATTTGATGTAACCGATAATGGTGATATATATATGATTTTAGGAGGATGATATAATGCCAGATGCAGTTAGAGCATTTGTGGGTAATTTTAAAGGACCGAAAGGAGAGCAAGGTCCACAAGGCATACAGGGGCCTACTGGACCACAAGGCATACAGGGGCCTGCTGGCCCAAGTAATGCAGATGGAATAGATACAGTAGATACGTTAGGGGTACTCGTGTCGGCGGGCGAGAGTACAGATTTACAAAGACTTATTGACGCTATTGCGGACAAGGTTATGACCAAGTTATTGGCAAAGACGGATATTGTGCAGGTGGAGTCCACGGCCACAAATAAGGTCCCATCCAGCGCGTACCTTAAGCAGGTAAAAGATAGCATAGATAGCAATTTAGCTAAAACCGTTGAAAATATGAATCAGAGCTATCGTCTGCGGTTATATTGGGATAATGATAACGGCCTTATACAAGTATATGTAGGTGGTACATATAAAGGTAATCTTAAATTCACACCATAATAATTATTTAAGACCCAAAATGTAGATTGCATTAAGGGTAAATCCTGTATTGACATCAACTTCCATCAATGTTACTGTGCCAGCTGAGTAATTTATAGATAGCAAAACGTTTGCGCAATATCCGTATGATTTACCTGGTATTGCTATGTACCGTGTTTCATTTAAAATATGACTTACTAATGGTACAAGAGTAAAATTAAAAAACATATTACCATTACTTGTCTGCTGTATAATTACCATGATTTCGATAGTTTTATAATTTTTAAATGAAATTCCTGTCATTGTCTTATTATCCATGGATAAAACGGCAAGTTGGGTTCCTGTCCCAATAGATGCTAAATTGCTATTTTCGCTAATAAGGAGCTGTCCTTGAAACAGCAGAAAGAGAGGATTTTATGAAATTTTTAGAAGCCTTAAATAATATGAAAAAGGGAATTCCAATGAAGCTTCCGTCCTGGGGCGGATTTTGGTGTTGGGACACGAATGAGGAAACCATCGTCATGTACACAAAGGATAATCAGCGGCTTGATATACGCGAAACACAAAGGGTGGAATATACACTGAGGAATGTGATGTCGGATGAATGGGAAGTCGCCAATGGGGAAAATACACCCATCTTGGGCGGAACTGCCGCCTTTGGTTTCGGCGATGCTGTTAAATACATGAAACGCGGATTAAAAGTTAAAAGACAGGGATGGAACGGGAAAAATCAGCATATCGAACTGGCAGCTGATATCAGCTATAAAAATGCAGATGGCGAGATTGTAAACTGCTTGCATGATGCCATTGGAAACAAAGCCATTGCGTTTGTTGGCACGAGCGGCGTACAGATGGGATGGCTGGCAAGCCAGGCTGATATGCTGGCTGAGGATTGGGTGTTTGCTGAGTAATATTCTTGCTATTTGTGATAAGAAAAAATGAATCGTAACCTGCAAATCAGGTCCCTATTTTGAATAATATAGGAGCTGTCCTTGAAACAGCAGAAAGAGAGGAATTATGAAACCAATAATGATTACAATTAAGGTAGGAAGTTCAGATAAAATAAAAGAAACATTAGAAGTGATTGAGGTAATAAAAAAGAGTCACCCCAATGCTGAGTTTTGCATTGAGGTGATTGTGTAGAGTTACTCTTTCCTTATTTCGATGACACGCAATCCGTCGCCGCGAACGGTATAAGAACCATTTTGCGTTTTCACCCACAATGTTTTGCCTGATGGAATATTTTGTGTTAAGAGATTCTCTTCGGATACAGTTATAAGACTACTTGTTCCGTTAAAAGAGATTGATGTAACGTTATTACATTCCACAAATTTTCCATCGTCATATGTAGCGCAAATGTAGTACATGATTTTCACCCCCTTCCTACTTGGATTTTACCATAAAGGGGGATAAAAAAACAGAGAGTAAAAGAATGAGCTTCCTATTCCCAAAATTGTAACCCGCAAGCCAAGTCCCTAAACCAGGGGCTTATTTTATTGCCCGGAAGGGCAGAAAGGAAAAATGTATGAATGAAAAGATTGTATTGAAAAACGGGAAGGAGTACCCGCTGGTCATCGGCGGAACATCCTCCACGCCCAGCACGCTGAGGCTTATCTTTCAGACAGCGGAGCCGCTGGAGGATATCGTGGCCGTGTTTACGGATGCGGCAGCCACGGAGCAGATTAAGACTGTCAATGAGGACGGCAGCACCCTGGCCGTGCATGATGGTTATACGATGCTGGATAACCCAAAGAGTATTGATGACAACTATCTTGTCATGCCGGAGCAGTACGGGGATGACGGTGCGGTCACAGCCGAGGCCGTATATGGCCGTGTGGCGCTCCTAACGCTATCTCAGCCGGGTGTGGCCGCACAGGTGGAAAAGAATACGGCTGACATTGATTACGTGGCTATTATGGCCGGTATTGATTTATAGGAGGAGGTGAGACCATGGATGTAAAAGGACTGGCGCAGAAGTATTACCCGAGATTATGGGACATTGACCGGCTTAAGGCCCTGGTGGCCGCGGGTAAACTGTCCGAAGCAGACTACAAAGAGATTACTGGCGAGGAGTATACAAAATAAAGGAAGGTAGGATGCAGATGTGATGGAGACAGAGGTAGCTGTAAAGCTTGAAAATCATGACCAGCAGATAAAATCACTTAAACATCGGATGGAAGAACAGGAGGAGCAGAGCAAGGCAATTAATGACCTGGTTCTGTCTGTACAGAAGCTGGCTATCAACATGGAGCGGATGCTTAATGAGCAGACAAGCCAGAATGAAAGGCTGCAAAAGCTGGAGCAGGAACCGGCGAAACAGTGGAGCAATATGAAACGTACCATTTTTAATACTGTAGTAGGAGCCGGAGCCGGGGCATTTGCCACCGGCGTTATTTATACCGTGGCGCAATACATCAAATAAGAAAGAGAGGTATGACTATGTTAAAAAATTGTGTATTTAAAGCGGATGTGGACACGATGCAGTGGGCAAGGGCGGCGGCCCGGAGAGCAATAAAGACCGTGGCTCAGACTTTTGTAGCCACTATAGGCGCGGCATCAGTAATGGGAGATGTGAACTGGCCTATGGTTGCATCTGCCTCTGTACTGGCCGGAATCTTGTCTATGGCCACATCTGTGGCAGGTCTTCCAGAACTGGATACAAAAATGGATGCCTGAGATGAGGGGGTCCAATATTTCCCGCCGCGGGGTTAAGCGGGCGTTGCGATATCGCAACTTATCATGGACGTTCCAGGCAAGGTCTGTATCCATAATCTTAATCAGCTTCGCATAGCCACGTTCTGATAATATGTAGATGTGTTCGGCCTGGGTGATGGACTGCTTCGCATAACCCAACGATAAGAGCAGTTCCAACGTGCTTGCCCCGCAAGCCCCTTCGCTTTCTAACGTCCTTGCCCCGCAAAGACGTATCGTCAGTACCGATACGTTTCTTCATATCAATATAATCCACACCCACCGTAAACCTTTTAATGTTATTTCCAATGAGTTCTCTCACATGAAATACTTTTACTCCATGTATCTCCGCGACGGTCTTATCCGAAATACACTTTGTGACGTCATAACTTTTCATGGCTCAGGGATGCCCCTGGGCCTTTTAGATTGGAGGAAAACACTATGAGTAAAACATCAGCAGGATTAATTCAGCACTGCAAGGACAAACTGGGCGCGCCCTACGTTTACGGCACCAAGGGCGAGATACTGACGCAGGCCATCCTGGACCGCCTCGCCCAGGAGAACCCAGGCACATACACATCCACCTACAAAGCCAAGGCGGCCAGGTACATAGGCCAGCGCTGCACGGACTGCAGCGGCCTCATCAGCTGGTACACGGGTATCCTACGTGGCAGCTACAACTACCACGACACAGCCGTGGAGCGCGTGGGTATCGACCATCTGGACGAGTCCATGGTCGGTTGGGCGCTCTGGAAGCCGGGCCACATCGGGGTGTATATCGGGGATGGCTGGTGCATAGAGGCCAAGGGCATTGATTATGGCACAAAAGAGAGCAAAGTGACCGCCACACCCTGGCAGAAAGCCCTTAAGCTCTGCGACATCGACTACACACCGGTCCCGGTGACATACACCCAGGGATTCCAGCCGGCGGCAGACGGGCAGCGCTGGTGGTACCAGTTTGCAGACGGAAACTATGCGGCTAACGGCTGGTACTGGCTCCAGGAGATGGAGCGGAGGACATGGGGATGGTACTTATTTGACAGCGAGGGTTATATGCTGACCGGCTACCAGGTGGACCCCGCCGGCGAGGCA